CGTTTAAATGTTGACATAGGTTGTCCTTTCGTTTTTGTGTCTTTTAAAACAGATTATAACACACAAAGTTCTGTCTACTTTTATAGTATACATCCAATTACTAGCGATACTGCAAGAGAAACAATCATAAAAAATGTCAATTCAAATGTCAGACGCTTTGAAATCACCTTTACACCAACTAAGGCAGGTAAAATTAGACCACGCTTCGCGATGATCGCGAGCGAACAAGGTAGTTTCAGTACTGGTGGATTTATGCTCGTTAGAGGTAACAAGACAGGAGACTGGCAAGAATCGGAAGCTGATAAAGCAAGTAATCTTGATTCGAAAGCTGACGGTGATTTTACTGTCGAGCAGTTAAACGCTATTGCAGAAGAACAGCGTTTGATGAAAGCTAATCTTGAAGCCGCTGCAAGTTTGCAAGAAGTACAAGATAAAGCAAAAGAGTTACTTGATCAAATCAAAAAAATAGAAGATGGTCAAAAAGTATCAGAACAAACTATGGTATCTAACGCTAATAGAGTTGTTCAGATACTAGCTAAGTTGGATGACGTCCAATTAGTAACAGAAGCTATTACGCAATATATGTCATACTCGGAAGATGGTCTAGTTATCAAAATGAAAGACGGAACGTCAAGCGTACGTGTGACGACTGACCGCATTAGTTTTTACTCTGGCGGTACAGAGACTGCCTTTATCAGCCAAGGTTTTTTACAAATCGAGTCTGGTGTTTTCACTTTGAGGCTTCGTATTGGAAGCTTTTTGTTTGAAGAAAGCTCGAAAGGTCGTTTACAAATCAAGAAAATTAGAGGGATTGGAGGATAGATGACAACTTTTTATAGTAACTCCGATAGGAGCTATCGCTTAACTTATATTGTTGACGAGGTTTCAACGTCGGTTGCAGACAATAGTAGTCAAGTAAGATTTAGGCTCTATTTGACTTCTGGTACTAACAGTTATGCTCAGTACAATTTTGGTGGGTATGCTTGGGTAGGTTCTAAATATGACTTTAATGCACCTTCATCTATCAATTTTAACGGCAATCAATTGTTGATTGATAAAACTATCAAAGTCCCACACGATGCAGACGGGAACAAAACGGTCATTGTTGCCGCTAAATTGCTAGGTCCAGGTGGGTATGCACCAGGAACATTAACGATACCAGATCAAAAATTTACACTTACGAAAATACCTCGCACCAGCTCAGTGGCGGTTAGCAGTGGTTATTTTGGTGATACATTAAATGTTAACATCAATCAAAGTTCAAGTGGTTTTACATACGATGTCAGATACAATGTAAATGGTATAACTGGAGTTGTTGCTAGCAATATAACAGGCTCAACAACTTTTAAAACAAGTTTAGATTGGGCTAGTACGATTCCAAATGCAACTAGCACCCCAGGTACGATATACGTTGATACAAAATCTAACGGTTCGGTCATTGGGACGTCGACCGCTATTTTTTATCTGACTTTACCTGATAGTGTAAAACCTAAAATTTCTAGTCTTGTTTTATCAGATACAAATCAAAAAGCATCTGCATTAGTAGGTGCTAATAATTTTGTGCAGATTGTGTCAAATCCAACCGTCACTTTTAATGGTGCGAATGGGATTTACGGTTCTACAATTCAAAATTTCTATGCTGAAATTGTTGGTAAAAACCAATCTACTCAATCGGACGGTGGATCGCTAGGCATTTTAAAGTTTGAAGGCAAAGCTATCGTTAAAGCAACAGTTACAGATAGTAGAGGGCGTGTGTCTGACCCTGTAACAACCGAAATAAACGTTTTGCCGTACAGCGGTATAGCACTAGATTTTAGTGCCCAGCGTGGTGGTGCTGATGGAACACAAATCGTTGTAACAGTTAATGCATCAGTTAGTCCATTAACTGTTAACAAGCTGCAAAAAAACAAAATGACGCTAAGTTTCAAGACTGCGCCAACTGGCACCAAAACGTTCAAAATTGATACTTCTGAAGCAAGTAAGACATATACAGATAAATACCAACTCATCAATCAGAATTTTGTGCTTAGTGGTAAATTCCCGTCTGATCAATCATTTGACATTTATGGGACTATCTCAGACAGTTTTGGGACTAATGACACTAAACGAGTACCTCTTCTTGCAAAATTTGTAGCAGTAGAAATAGAAGATAGTGGTAATCCCGAGACAACAGGAGTAGCAATTGGTAAAGAGTGGGAGCGTGGGTCAATTGATGCAGCAGGAGATATATACGCCCGTGGCAAACCAATCCAACAAAAACAGCTAGCTTTAAATAATGGTGGCTCTTTTAGGCATGATGCAACAGATTTAAATACTCTACAAGATACAGGTTTTTATTGTGTTTCTTACGGACCTAACAGACCTTCTGGTTCTGGACAAGGCTATGTAACAGTTGTAAGACATGAGACGGCAAACTATGCTTATCAACAATTTTACGACCGCACAAACAAAACTATTTTTACACGAGTACTTGAAAACGGGGCATGGAGTGGTTGGAGTGAGTACGCTAAAAAAGATAGCTTACCTAAAACGATAGACTCAGGCTGGCGGTCAATCGGAAATGGTTTTAGTTATAGACAGACAGGCAGTACAGTCACCGTTAAGTACGACTTTGCGACGAACGGCATAGATAAGTTGACGGTCGGTTCCATGCCAACGAATTTAATTCCAAACGAAATGATGTTTGCGGTTACTGCGTGGACTGTGCAATTAAATGTATTAAATGTACAAGTTAGTGCAGATGGTCGTATTTTATGGTTCAACCCGTCAAAATGGGCGGTTAATGTTAAAGGACAAATTAATTGGATAATTTAAAAGGAGGGAAACTATTGGAAATTTTAAACAAATATCCTGTAATGTTAGAAGATAATAGTATTAAAGAAGTTAAAGCTATTTTAAAATTCGAATCTAGCACAATTAAAGCAAGCTTTGAAGTGACATTGCCAAGAGAAGATCACGAAAAGAAATTTGCTGAAACTTTATCTAAGTGCGAAGATATTATTTATAGTCAACTGTATAAAGACAAAGCTGAAGACGAGCGTTTTGAAAAACTGAACGATGCAATCGCTAAATCAAAATTACAGTATGACAAAGTTGAAAATATGACCAAACTTATGTCAGCGACTGTTAACGATTTGATTAAGACAATGGCTGACGGAGGGAAATTGAATGATACAACGCTTAACAACGCTAGCAAAAATAGCAGTACACATATTTAAAAACAAAAAAGGAGAAAAAACAATGATGATTAATTACTTTGCAATGCAGATTGAACTAGGGTGGATTACTATTGATGACGTTCCAGCATTTTGTCGTGAGCGAGTACGTAAACTAATTGAAGTTTCTACGGTTGGTACAGAAGGAAAATGAGGCAATGAATGAACATTGATGTTATCCAGATTGGCGCACTTTGTGGCGCTATTTTATCGATACTTGGCTTGTGGGCGTTTGTTGTTAATCCATTTAAAACAGCGATGCAAAAAAACGAAGATACAATGAGCGCCCTCAAAGACACGATAAAAGAGCTGGCTTACGAGCTAAAAGACTCACAGCGTGACCGAGAAAATATCCATAAAATTTTGGATATACACGAGCAACGACTCGGAAAGACGGAAGACGACATCATCGTCAACAAAGAACAGATAAAAACATTATTTAACAGGAGAAATAAACATGATTAATTTAAAATTACGACTACAAAACAAAGTAACTTTGATGGCTATTTTAGGAGCTATATTTTTGCTAGCGCAGCAATTAGGTATTAAATTACCATCAAACATTGTGGATATTGCCAACACAGCTGTAACGCTTTTGGTATTACTTGGAGTTGTTACAGACCCAACAACAAAAGGGCTATCAGATAGCGAACAAGCATTGAATTACCACGAGCCAAAAAAATAGGAGAGGACATGCGAGCAATCACTAAAATAGCAATGGTACTAGCGATAGCAATACTGTACATACCGCTTGCAGTGATTGCTTTTTTTATTTATCCGATTTATTTAATTTTTGAAGAGGAGGAGTAAATGCCAACATACCAAGAATATAAAAGCAGGTCAAATGGTAACGCTTATGATATTGATGGCTCATTTGGTGCGCAATGTTGGGACGGTTATGCAGATTACTGTAGATTTTTAGGTGTGCCATACGCAAACTGTACAAATACAGGATACGCAAGGGATATATGGGAGCAACGTCACGAAAATGGTATCTTAAACTATTTTGATGAAGTGGAAGTTATGCAAGCTGGTGATGTTGCTATTTTTATGGTTGTTGACGGTGTAACGCCTTACAGTCATGTAGCAATTTTTGACAACGATGCAGGAGGCGGATATGGCTGGTTTTTTGGGCAAAATCAAGGCGGTGCTAATGGCGCATATAATTTAGTAAAAATACCATATTCAGCGACTTATCCTACTGCATTTAGACCAAAAGTTTTTAAAAACGCAGTTACTGTCACAGGTAATACTGAATTGAATAAAGGAGATTACTTTATTGATGTATCAGCTTATCAACAAGCAGATTTAACAACGACTTGTCAGCAAGCAGGCACTACAAAAACGATTATCAAGGTATCAGAGTCAATAGCATGGCTATCTGACAGACATCAACAACAAGCAAACACAAGCGACCCAATCGGCTATTATCACTTTGGACGTTTTGGCGGTGATAGTGCTTTGGCGCAACGGGAAGCAGACTTATTTTTGTCTAACTTACCAAGCAAAAAAGTATCATATTTAGTCATTGACTACGAAGATTCTGCGAGCGCAGACAAGCAAGCTAACACTAATGCAGTTATTGCATTTATGGACAAAATCGCAAGAGCTGGTTACAAGCCTGTTTATTACAGCTATAAGCCATTTACACTTAACAATGTTGATTATCAGCAGATTATTGCTAAATACCCTAATAGTATTTGGATTGCAGGCTATCCCGATTATGAGGTTCGCTCTGAACCACTGTGGGACTATTTTCCATCTATGGACGGCGTGCGCTGGTGGCAGTTTACAAGCGTAGGAATAGCAGGTGGTTTAGATAAAAATATTGTATTATTAGCAGATGATAGTAGCAAAGTGGATATACCTAAGATTGACAAACCACAAGCACCACAAAGCCAGCTTACTTTTAATCAAAAGCTAGATACTAACACTAAATTAGACAACTCAAATGTACCTTACTACGAAGCAACCCTTAGCACAGACTATTATGTAGAGTCTAAGCCAAACGCAAGTAGCGCTGATAAAGAATTTATCAAAGCAGGAACTCGCGTAAGAGTCTACGAAAAAGTGAATGGATGGTCACGCATTAATGCTTCTCAGTCTGACCAATGGGTCGAAGATAAGTATTTAGCTAATGCCACACAAGTATAAAACAGGAGGTAAAGCTCCTTTAGATAAGACAAATGCCCTCGCTTTGCGGGGGCTGTTTTTTATTGCAAAAAATTTCGCATTTATTGACAAAAAGTTCAAGACATGTCATAATGAGGGTGGTTATAGAAGATAAATTTCGTTCATTTATCATCCTTTCTAACCCAACGTCTTCGTTGTTCGTTGAACCCGTAGTGATACGGGCGTATGACTGAAAGCACATCATACGGCTTGGCAGAGCTTAAGAACTGTTCTCTTGCGATAAGCCTAAGAAGCACAATAGAGAGTTAGAGTTTTGCACCTCTAATCGTCAGCCCTGACCGGAGGATATTTCCGGTCCGTGCTTTTTTTATTTTGTAGAAAGTTTTTTGATAGTGGATCTCAAAGAAAACTTGCTAAACTCACTCAAAGTCAACTTGCGGATTTACTAGAAACTAATCAGCAAACTGTCGGAATGATGGAAAATGGCAGGCGTAGAACCACTATTCAGGATTTAGTTAAACTTTGTAAGATATTTAATGCGTCAGCAGATGACTTCTTACCTAAAAACTGACAATGTGAAACCGCTCATTTGATGAGCGGTTATTTTTTATCTTTTTGTCTATCACAACAGAAAAATTTAAAATTGTCTATTTTGGGGATTTTTTACGAATAGATAGGTGGAGGATAAAATATGTTATATATAGATGAGCTACAAGAAGCGATTGATAAAGGCTATATTTCAGGGAACACAGTGATGATTGTGCGTAAGAACGGAAAGATATTTGATTATGTGTTGCCACACGAAGAAGTGAGAGAAGAAGAGGTTGTTACAGTTGAGAGTGTAGAAGAGGTGTTGAGGGAATTGAAGTGAAAGGGACAAAAAAGGGACAAAAATATTTTAATTAAGTCATTTTGTTTCAACGTTATTTAAAAAGACAATCAAAAAAAGCCTTGAAGTAAAGGCTTTTAAAGTTATTAAAAATTATTTAACTTATGATGAATCATACACATGTTATTATGGCCAAAGATATTGATCTAAGTAAGCCAATTCCAAATCCACATCATGATGACGAAGATCATCACAAAGGTCATCACCATGATGAGTCCGACCATAAGCATGAAGAACACGAGCACACTAAATCAAATAAATTATCTGATGAAAATCAAAAGAAATTAATTTATTTAGCAGAGAAGCTTGGTTTAAATCCTAATCAAATTGAAGTATTAACGTCAGAGGATGGAAGTATCATCTTTAAGTATCCACATGATGACCACTCACACACTATAGCAAGTAAGGATATCGAAATTGGGAAGCCTATCCCAGATGGACACCACGATCACTCTCATGCAAAAGATAAAGTTGGTATGGCAACTCTAAAACAAATTGGTTTTGATGATGAGATTATTCAGGATATTCTGCATGCAGATGCTCCAACACCATTCCCATCAAATGAAACTAATCCTGAAAAAATGCGTCAGTGGCTTGCAACTGTTACTAAGATTAACATTGGACAAAGAACCAATCCATTCCAGCGTTTTGGTCTATCATTGATGCCTAATATTGAAGTTCTAGGAATTGGGTTTACTCCGATTAATGATATGACGCCAGTTTTGCAATTCAAAAAACTTAAACAGCTTTGGATGACAAATACTGGTATTACAGATTATTCTTTCCTTGATAAGATGTCACTATTAGAAGGATTGGATATTTCACAAAACGGTATTAAGGATTTATCTTTCCTTACAAAATATAAACAATTAAGTCTTATTGCTGCAGCTAATAATGGCATTACTTCGCTAAAACCATTGGCTGAATTACCAAACCTTCAATTCTTAGTTTTGAGTCATAACAATATTTCTGACTTGACACCGTTATCAAACTTGACAAAACTCCAAGAATTGCACCTTGATCATAATAATGTGAAGAATTTAAGTGCACTTTCTGGTAAAAAAGATTTGAAAGTTCTAGATTTATCAAACAATAAATCCGCAGACTTATCGACTCTAAAAACAACTAGTCTTGAGACGCTTCTTTTAAATGAGACGAATACAAGCAATCTAAGTTTCTTAAAGCAAAATCCTAAGGTATCTAATTTAACAATTAATAATGCGAAATTATCATCATTAGATGGTATTGAAGAGAGCGATGAAATTGTTAAAGTAGAAGCTGAAGGGAACCAAATTAAGTCACTAGTATTGAAAAATAAACAAGGTTCGTTAAAATTCTTGAATGTGACTAATAATCAGTTAACATCACTTGAAGGTGTTAATAATTATACTTCACTTGAGACCTTAAGTGTTTCTAAAAATAAACTTGAATCTTTAGATATTAAAACACCTAACAAAACAGTTACAAATCTTGATTTTAGCCATAACAATGTTCCAACATCACAATTGAAATTGAATGAAAAAAATATTCCTGAAGCAGTAGCTAAGAATTTTCCAGCAGTTGTAGAAGGTTCAATGGTTGGAAATGGTAGTCTTGCTGAAAAAGCAGCTATGGCTTCTAAAGAGGACAAACAAGTTTCAGATAATACTAATCACCAAAAAAACACTGAAAAATCTGCTCAAGCGAATGCTGATAGTAAAAAAGAAAACCCTAAAACACATGATGAACATCATGACCATGAAGAAACAGATCATGCACATGTAGGTCATCATCACCATTAATCTTTTACGGAGCTAATAATCGAGTAGAGGCTAATCTCTAGCCCCTCTCACACCACCGTACGTGCCGTTCGGCATACGGCGGTTCAACTAACTTTTAACGCATGTCGT